AGTACCGCGAGCTGATGGGCTACAACAAGTCCAACGATCCGAAGGCGGACAAGCTTTACGCCAACTCGGCATTGCAGCCTCTGGGTGAACCGCCCGAGCAGGAGCGCATCACCATTGCGGGTCAGGTGGCTGGTACGACGCAGCCCGGCGAGAGGCCGGTAATCGTTCCGCCTGCCACCACCCCGGTTGCGTCGCTTGATAACTCGAAGCCGACAACGGTTCCGTCGTTGCAGGCGGCGCATGACGCGGCTCAGGCGGCGACTAAGCCTGGCGCTAATGCGCCTAAGCCTGCGCCTAAGCCGATTGCACCTCCAAATCCGGTGCATCCCAACGCAGCTCCAAAACACCTTAGGGCGATTAAGGGCGCGATGGGTCGGCAGCAGGACATCAACGCAGTGGCGCAGAAGCTTTACGCCGCTTACCCGAACGACTGGGAAGACATCTTGCTCTCGGTGGCTATGGCCGTCTCTGAGCACCAGAAAGGCCACAACTAAATATGGACATTGTTCGCAAGACGATTCAGGCGGCTATTGACCCTGAATCGCTAACCGACGCCACCCCGGAGAAGCCCTACGGCGGCTTTATCGCGGTCGCTTCCGACGAGTCGCGCGACCGGGACGGCGAAGAGCTGTATCAGAACGAGTGGGTTACCCCGCTCCCTGATCACATCACCATCGACACCGACCACGGCATGTCTGTGGCGACGACTGTCGGCTCCGCGCGCCCTTACTTCGAGGGCAAGGAACTGATGATCGACGCCTCGTTCTCCTCGATTGAGCGCGCGCAGGAAACTCGCAAGCTGATCCTTGAGGGGCACATCAAGACCGTCTCCGTCGCTGCGCTGGTGGACCGCTCAAAGAAGAGCGGCACCCCTAAGCGGGAGCTTCTGAACGTCGGCATTGTCGCGATCCCGTCTAACCGGAACGCGATCATCTTCGACGCCAAGAACTTTGACGGTAGGGATGAGGTCAAGTCGCTGGACGAGGCCGCGCGCGACTTGCTGCTGGCCGTTAAGGCTGGCGCTGGCAATTCCGCCGGTAGTAACGACGGCGCTTTGATCCAGGCCATTCACGATGCCGCTGGGCATCTTGGCGCGGCCTGCATCGTCGTTGAGGTTCCCGACGAGGACGTGTCCGGCGCTGATGACGGCGCTAACAAGTCCGTCGAAGGTGCAGTGACCGAGACTAAGACCGGCGCTGTCCTCGAAGACGACGAACAGGTCGAAGACGAGGAATACGAGGAAATCCCGAGTGCGCCCCCGGGTGCGGTCGAGATCGGCGAAGTTGCCCCCGAGGTTGAGGCATCTGCCGAGAAGTTCACGACGCAAGAGATCGTTAACGCGATCCTCGGTGAGAAGTCCATTGACGTGGACGGTGTCACCGTTAGTGCGGACCAATTCAAGGACGCACTACAGCAGGTCATTTCTAACGCCAGCAATTCAAATGCTGGTGAGCCACAGGGCGAATCACCCGCCGAAGCACCCGTTGAGAAAGCCGCCGCCGCCGCTGACGTAGCGCCCGCGCCCGCTGACGAAACCGCTGTTGAGGCCGCTGAATCCGACGTGGTTGATGTAGAGAAGCGCGCCCGCCGCATGGCGATGGCCGTCTTCGCCGCTTCCGAAGCTCTTTCGGATTAGCAACCCCCCTGTAGTACACAACTTCACAAAGAAAGAACAACTAAACAATGAATACTGCACAGCTTAAGGCTCGCGGTAAGGAAATCGCTCAGGCAATTCAGGACATCAACGCCAGCGATATGACCGAGGCCGAGAAGGGCGCTGCGCTCGACAAGGTTCAGGTCGATTGGGACGCCCACATGCTGGCCGTCAAGAACAGCGAGCGCGCCTCCGAGATGGCTAAGCAGCTGGGTCCGGTGGATCAGGCTGACGCTGACGGCAACCCCGGCCTGCCGACCGTCGAGGTCCGCAACCTGGGTCAGGTTCGCCGGGAACTCGGCGCGGCCCTGCTGAAGCACCCGAAGTACATGGAAGCGGTTAAGGCCGTCGATGACTTCAACGGCACCAAGCAGGAGTTCGACTTCACCTTCAACATCGAGGCTAAGGACGCCAGCTCGACCGGCAACCTGATGGGTGAGGGTCTGTTCGGCACCTCTACCCCCGGCCCGCTTGGTCAGAACCCATTCAACGTCGGCGCGTTCGGCCCCGGCATCCTGCCGCAGTTCCTGCCGGGCATGGTGCAGCAGCTCTTCTACCAGCTGCACGTCGCTGACCTGATCAGCTCGATTCCGGTTACCTCGCCTGACCTGTCGTACCTGACTGAGTCGGTCGCGGTGAACAACGCCGCCCCGACTGCTGAGAACGGCGCTTACCCGTTCAGCTCTGAGCAGTTCAGCCGCGTCTACGAGCAGGTCGGCAAGATCGCCAACGCTGCCACGCTGACCGACGAGGTCATCAAGGACGCGCCTCAGCTGTTCTCGTTCGTCCAGGGCCGGTTGCTTGAGGGCATCCAGCGCCAGGAAGAGATTCAGATTCTGGCGGGTTCCGGCTACCCCGGCGTTAACGGTCTGCTTAACCGCTCGACCGGCTTCGTCAAGCCTCAGACCATCACTGCGGTTACCAACGTCAAGATTCCCGCCAACGGCGAGAACGGCGCGTTCGTCACCCAGGCCACGGTCCCGTCGCTGACCTACGGTCGCCAGATCACGGGCGCTTCCGGTGCTTACCCGACGGCAGTCGCCATCGCGGAGGGCATCTTCCAGTCCCTGGTCGACATTCAGTTGTCGGTGTTCAACACCCCGACCGCCATCCTGATGCACCCGAAGGACTGGGCTGTTGTCCGGCTCGCTAAGGACGCTCAGGGTCAGTACTTCGGTGGTTCGTTCTTCGGCGCGAACTACGGCGGTCACATGGACGCCGGTAAGTCGCTGTGGAACGTGCCTGTCGTCACCACTCAGTCGCTCCCTCAGGGCAGCGTGCTGGTCGGTTACTTCGACAGCTCGACCATCCAGACCGCGCGTCGCGAAGGCGTCTCGCTGTCGATGAGCAACAGCAACGGCACGGACTTCGTCAACGGTCGCATCACGGTGCGCGCCGAAGAGCGTCTGGGCTTGCTGGTCTACCGTCCGTCGGCCTTCGAGCTGATCCAGCTGGTTAACGGCGCGTAGTCACTCCCGCTCTTTGTCTGGTTGCTGGGGCGCTCTCTTAGCGGGGAGCGCCCCAGCCCCTAAACCGAAAGGGTCGAAGTGACCAATGTTTCTGTAACCGACGACTACACGATGGCGGTTGTTTCGCCGACGCCGGTCGTCACCATGTTCACACTGTTCCAGCCGCAGCCGGTCGAAACCCAAACTCCTTTGGGCACAGTCGATCCCGAGCCTGTAGTCGAGGATGCACCAGCGGTGGAAGCTCCCGAGGTTGAGGCCAAGGTCGTTAAGCCCACCCCTAGGGGTGCCGCTAAGGCCAGCACTGAAGGCGTCGAAACGAAGTGACCAACCTCGCCAGTTCCACGGACCTGATTGTCGATGGCTACGACTCTGACGCAATCGACAAGGCGCTTAGCTGGGCCACGTCGGTGATCGAGGGTTACTGCAATCGAACCTTCGGCCTGGTGACCGGCGACGTGGCAATCCTTAATCCCGCTCGCGGCTCGGCGATGCTGCCTAACTACCCGGTGGTCAACATCACCTCGGTTGAGGGCTACTTGCCTGACCCGAACGGGCAGGGGATGACGTGGGTAACGCTCACCAACTACTGGTCGGTGCCCGACACGGGCGAGCTTTACGACACGACCGGCCTTCCTGGGACCACTTGGGGCATGGGTGCGTCTTGGCCGTGGATGCGGGGGTCACTACGGGTGACCTACGACCACGGTTACGACCCCATCCCTAGCGATCTGAGGGATGTTTGCGCCCGGCTGGCCGTCCAGTACCTAGAGAACCCGGCGAAGATGGTTGAGCGCCGTGTGGGGGATATGGAGGGCCGCTTCTCCGGTAGCGCTGGCGCGCTGTTCGATCAGTTCGACCGCGCGGTGCTCGACACCTACTCGAATGTCGGTGTGGCGTGAACCCGGGCAACGACACCGTCACCTTTAAGGTGCGCGGCACGGTAGTTGCCCGTAACGCCGACGGCATCGCGCAGTACAGCTCGATCACCCAGGACGTTACGGGTTGCTTCCTTCAGGATGCCGCCATGTCGGACAAGGTGGGCGATACCGAGTTCGCGGAGTCCACGCATCACTGCATTTCTCCGACTAACGCGGCTAAGCCGCTCGAAATGGCGGCGGTTGTCGCCGTTAACCCCGAGGACACCCTGGTCTTTAACGGTGTCGATTTTCGGGTGATCGGTAAGAAGGTTTACCGCGACTGGAACGGCAAGCTCGACCACATCACTGTCTACTGTCAAGAGCAGAATGGCTAGCGCGCAAGCGCTGGTCGAAGAGGTTTTCGGTAAGGGTGCGATTGAGTTAGCAATCGCTGAATCAGTAGAGATCAAATATGAGCTGATGAAGCGGGCCGAAGAGGTCCGTCAGTTCTGGGTCGATTACTGGGAATCATTCGATCATCCCTATTCCAGGGAGCACACCCTTAGGTCCGGTTACGTCGAGCGGCCAGGCGACTATTCCAAGTCGATAAAAGTCAAGTTCATTGAGGCCAGCGGCGGTCAGCTGTTTAAGGCCCGAGTCACCGCGCACGACTACAAGGCGCATTGGATTGAGTACGGCTCGACCCATATGCCCGAGTTCGCACCTCGCGCGGCGACCTTAGCGCATTTCGGGGGTGGTACCGCTGTCAGTTGATGGCGTCGCAGTAGACGCTGAACGCTTCGTTATGGCCTATCTGGGCCAGTGGTATTCCGACATTGCGGCTGAGCGAACTATCGGTGATCCGATCCCGTTCATTGTCGTTAAGAGGGTGACCGGCGGCGAGGACATGATCAGTGACTATCCGGTCCTGTCTATCCATTCCTTCCACGAGGATTACACGTCCGCCAAAGACCTTTCGATTGACGTGCATACCCACATGAAAGCCCTGACACCTAAGACTGCGGTCACGGTGAACGGGATTACCTACAACATTGATCACCGTTGTGTCGATGAATCCCCCCACGAGGTGGATTACGAAGACAAAACCATGCGCCGTTTTGTCGCCAGGTACGAGCTTGTCCTGCGTCTGAAATAGGCCCCCAGAAATACAACTTCACAAGAAAGACAACTGAATATGGCAATCACTGGTGAATTGTGGACTTCGCTCTACACGGGCGACGCCACTCGAATCCGCAAGTGGCTTTACGGCTCTGTGCTGGTCCGCGACTGGAACCCCGATGGTTCCACCGAGCTGGCCGACTTCACGCCGTTCGAAACCGATGGTTCTATCAAGAGCACCCTGCTTAACCCTTCGTTCCCGGGTGGCCGGTTCTACGAGCTGGGCGCACTTAGCGAAGACGGTGTTGAGTTCACGCCGAAGTTCGCGACCGACGAGACGAAGATTTGGCAGTCGCGCCGGATGCAGCGTTCTGACATCACGCAGGACGACGAAGAGGTCATGTTCACGGCGATGGAGTCCACGCCGCTGATCGACGCTCTGCGTAACAACCAGCCGCTGTCATGGCTTGAGACTGAGTCTGTCGGCGCTACCGGTTACCGCGCTACTAAGCCGCTGACGACCGACACTGTCTACCGGCAGATCGTCGTTATCGGTGTCGACGGTACGCAGACCGATGCCGAGTACATCGCGGAGCTTCGTCCCCGCGTTGCGCTGGCTAAGGTCGGTAAGCGCACGTTCTCGGCCAAGAAGGTCGACTCGACCGAACTGACCTACAACGTGTTCCCCGATCCGGCTTCCGGCTTCGCGGCTGACACTCTTCGCAGCGGTCCTTCGTGGCAGGCGTCGGGTGGCCCGGTTCTGTGGGAGACGAGTCAGACCGCTCCTGTCGTGACGAACCTTGCGTCTGGTGGTAAGGCCACCATCACGCTGGACGAGCCGGTTTCGCTGAACGGTCCCTTCACCTACGCAGTGAAGCTCGACGGCACCACGAACGCGACATTGGACACCACGTTCAACGCCGTTGGTTACCAGACCAACGACACGACCGGCGTTGTGACCATCAAGGTCACTGGCGTTGCCGCTGGCGCGCACACCGTACAGGTGATTGCGACTGGCGCTGACGGCCAGGTGTCGGCTCCGTCCGTCGCTAGCACGTCCGCGACCTTCGTCGCTTAGCAGTTCCTGACCCAAAAGGTCACCTCTGATAACCCCCGGCATGAGAGACAAACATCCCCGTGCCGGGGGTTATCTCCATTTTCAACCACATTTTGTTAGGGGAATTAACAATGGCAGCAGCCAATCGCGCGGAACGCCGCGCGCAGCGCAAGTGGAAGGTCGAAGAGTTTCGTGAGCAGGCTTTCGAAGCTAAGTCGACTCTGTCCCACATTGAACTTGAGGTCGGCGATGAGACGTTCATCGTTCCTAACCCGCTGGCTTTGGACGACGTAACGCAGGCCCGCGTGGAAGCTTTCCAGCGCGGCGAGGGCCTGGACCGCGACACCATTCTCGATGAGGACGGCAACCCGGTTAAGGACGTTACCGGTAAGCCGATCACCCGCATTCGGGAGCCACACCAGATCGACGGCGTCGTACTCGACCCTGTCTCTGTCCGTTCGGCTCGCGCGATTCTCGGCGATGATGTGCATGAGGCATTTATCGCGGCGGGTGGCCGCTCCAGCGACGTGACGCTGGCTTGGGAGTACATGGTCAATCAGGTCAAGGACCGCACGGAGTCCGACCCAAACTAATAGAGGCGGCGACCCTTGTTCGCTTTTTCCCTGAGGAAATCGAAGCGGACTTAGCGTTCAAGGGTATCGACATTTTCGACTGGCATTCAGGCGAAATGTCGAGCCGTCGCCTTCTTGTCCTACTTAAGGGCTTAGACGACGAGTCCGAGTATCAGACGGCCCGCCGTGACGGCGACTGGTCCGACAAGATGTATATGCGCGCGGCAACGGTTAACGAGCTGCGCCTGCTGCGTGTCGACCAGGCCGCAATTAACGGCGAAAAGATGGAAGCGACCCTTATGGAGTCGCCCGCTCAGCGTGCCGCTAAGGCACTTGAGGAAGCCGAACACAACGCTATTCGTACCGGAATTCTTGCTCAGTTGCATGGTCAAGACATAGGGAAGAGGGCCGAAGACAATGCCAGCTGAAAAAGGAATCTTTCTCGACGTTTTGCCGCGCTTCGACATGGCGGCTATGGGAGCAATCCTTAACACCGTCGAGGGAATGTTCCGTAAAAGTGGTGCCGCTATGGGTGCCACTTTTGGTACGGAGGCACAGGCTAAGATCGCGGCCCTCGCCGAAGAGGAGCGCAAGGCTGCCAACATCACCGAGGACGCGGAGCTTCGCAAGACTCGGGCGGTTCACGCCACGGAGATCGCGGAGCAGCAGGCGGCTATCGCCACTGAGCGCCGCATCCTCGCGGAGACGCGCTATCAGCAGTTGGCAGTCAGCACTCTGGCTACGGAGAACTCCCTTGCGGCTGCGAAGCTGCGCGTCGAGGCGGCGACCACCGCTGAGGCGCGCGCTCAGTACGCGGCGTCGGATGCAGCTTTAGCGCAGACGGCCCGTACCCGCGACTTGGCTACGGCGACAACCCTTTCGGCGGCGGCGCATGACCGCCATTCGGAGGCTCTTGCTGCTAGCGCGGTAACGGCGGGTAACGCCGGGCGCGCGTTCAACCTCGCGGGCATCGCTATGACTGGCGCGTTCGTGGTCGGCACTGCGGAGACGGTGAAGTCTGCCTCGAATTTCGAGGTGGCACAGACCCGTATCCAGGTGGCGACCCAGGAGTCGGCTGCGGACATCAAGAAACTGCACGACGGCGTGCTGGTGCTGGGTCCGCAGATCGGCCAGACCGCTCAGGACTTGGAGAACGCCTCGTTCATCCTGTCTAAGGGCGGCTTTAAGGACGCTAACGACCAGCTGCAAATCCTTAAGTCGGGTGGGCAGCTGGCGCGCGTCGAGCTGGCCCCGCTGGACGAGACGATGAAGGGTTTGACCACCACCCTGACCGACTTCGGTCTTCAGGGTAAGGACGCCCCGCAGGTCGTCTCTCAGCTCCAGGTGGCCCTCGGTAACGCGAAGGTGCCGATGGACGAGTTCATGGGTTCCTTGCACAACGTGGAACCTGTGTTCAAGATGCTGACCGGGGGCGATCCGGCTAAGGCCGCTAACGGTATCGCTCAGGTGACTACCGCGCTGGCGCGCATGACCGAGAACGGCACGAGCGCCGACCAGGCGTCGCAGAACATCCGTAACTCGATCCTGTCCCTGTCCGATCTCGGCAACAACCCGAAGGCTTCTCAGGCTCTGGGGCAGTTGGGCCTTAACGGCGCAACGCTGTCGCATGAGCTGACCGATCCGGCTGTCGGCTACCTCGGTGTGCTGGACAAGATTCACGAGGCGATCAACTCGAAGCTCGGACCTGACGGCAAGATTCTGGAGAACGCGCTTTACCAGAACCCGCAGGCCGCACAGGATTTGATCACCCAGTAC